ATGAGAATAACGGAGGGCACTCTTGCTAGTAGAATAGCCGACTTGAAGGCGGTTGGGAGTATTGTTTACCATTTGAAGACCCATCATGTTAAGGTATCTACTAGTTCCTGCATTATAGATCCGCAGAAAGATCTTATTGTGTTGCCTACTAACCCTGTGAAGCAGTCCCGTGTGCCTTTTATAAATGATTATGTCTATAAGGCGGGGGATAAATTCCGTATTATGTGGATGTCGAAGGATGATGATATCTATTATACGACGTCGTTTGATTATTATGGAATTATAACTACTTCAAGTGGCGAATGGGCTTTAGGGCTTAAGAATCCTTTGACTCTTGCTCAGTGTGCGAATCAAGAACCATTTAAATGGGAGGCATATGACCCTCCAAATCCTGTATGGGAGCACTATCCAAGTAGGAGTGGAGCGCCCTTGTTTGTTTGCAGACCATACCATGGTAAAGATCGATGGTATTTCATTGGTGTGTTCCAGGCGACAAGCCATGATAGGAAGCTTGGTATAGCTGCCCTTATAGGTGATCTGAGGAAAACAGCCATCATCAGTGGTGAGATTCCCATTGATAATGAGATTGAGCCACACCTAGGAACTCGTTCTATGTCTGTTGAGTTGACATCTCAAGGGTTAGATTCTTTTGAATATTTGGGAGACGTGAAGGAACGACGGAAGGGTCGTGATACATCTAAACAAATATATGAGAAGACTATTTACTGTGATGCTGCTGTTTGTTATGCGGGACAGTTTTCAACACATTCGTGGGAAGATGTTGTTGTCGAAGAAAATGGTGCAAAAATCTGGAAATCAGCTACATTTTTAAATATGGCTTACCTTAGCCAAGCGAGGACTTGGCCAAAGGATGATATCTATTTTGGTCGTGCGAAGGACTATATTCAGAATCGTCTTGATAGGCTTGGAGTTGGTATGAAGAAACCATACTCCTTAGAGGAAGCTATTAATGGAAACCAATTTATGAATAGGTTGAATCCGAAATCGGCATCAGGGTATGGTATCCCTGGCATTAATGCCGATTTGTTTGAGCCTGGCATTCCATTCGCTGATGGCCGAAAGAGATTGAAACTCGAGTATCAGAAGAAGTTTGATGATTTGATAGAATTATGTGCTCAAGGTTTTACTCCGTTGGCATTTGTGAAGGGATCTATTAAAGTTGAATTGGTGTCAACTGAGAAGTTCATGGGTGCTAATTTACGCATGTTTACTGGAACCGAGGCGCTTCTATGTTTGGCGATGAAGTGTTTCCTTGGGCCGCTTTTCTCCAGTTTATATTCGTTCAGGTTTGATATACCAATGCAGGTGTGCGCTGATATGAATGATCCTCAGGAGGTCGAACTGATGGTCAGACGTATGATGCGTTTCTCATCTCATGGAGATGGGAGAACAAATCGTGATGAGGATCAGAGGAAGTACGATAAGTTGCTTTATCTGTTGTATTATGTGGCGAATATCATGATACATTTTACCCTCAAATCATCGTATACCGAAGAACAAAAGATAATTACATGTTCATTAATCCGAGCAGGATTATGGTATGTCTTAGTTGTTTACAACGAAGCATATCTTTATGGACATGGATTACCTTCAGGTGTTTTTGGAACAACTGTATGGGGATCAATAGCGTTATGGATCCTTTATATAGCTTGTTATTTTTACCTGCTTGATTCCCATCATCTATTAGATAATCGTGATTATGATTTTGATAATAATAATGAGTTGCTTATATATGGAGACGACTGTGCGTCAGCCCATAGTGAATTAGTGCGACCTATTATTGATGGACCTATTTGGAAGGAGACTATGGCTAGCTTTGGGATGCTAGTCACTGATGGAGACGATAAGACCAAGCCACCAACGTATAAGCATTGGACCGAGATAACCTTTTTAAAAAGGAAATTTAGGTTTAGTGATGAACATGGTGCGTACGTCTCCGCACTCTCAATCAAGAGTATTGCACGAATGGTGTCTTACTATCCACTTGATTCAGATTTACCCCGTCAACAACACCTGGACACTGTTGTTGCCGATGCTTTACGACATTTATCAATGCACCCAAAAGCAATATTCTTGAAGGTCCGCGACACTATAGGTTTACCGAGTAAATCTTACGAGGAGTTAGTTGCGGAATGGAAATTAGCGAAGTTGAATAAAGTTAAGTTTTTCACCTATGAAGTGTAATTGTTGATGTCGTTGTCCACGTGGTTTGCCACAAAAATCTGGGAGATGTCCCCGATCGTTTTCAGATTTTAAAACAGTATAAGCCGTTACTGTTTTCTCCCTAGAGGAGTTTTTCTAGCATGTTAACTTACATAAGTTTTTCCGTGCTAGATGGCACGTTTTATTATGTATCTCATGTCTGAGGTATAATGCAAAAAAAAAAAAAAAAA